CTTCGCAGAATAATGCATTAATCTATGATTCCGCTCACGGCACCGGCGGTGGTGCTTATGGCTTATTCGTGTTTCACCCTTCCATGGGTCCAACCGATGAAAAGACAACTGCAACTGGACAGCTAGCCGCCATTTGGTACGTTGACTCAGGCTCTATGGCTTTGATTGGCGATGATACTTCAGGCAGTGCAGCGCCTCAGAACTTGAGCGGCGCAGCGGCCCTCATTCAGTCTGATGCCGAAGGAAACTTCACGGCACTTATTCAGTCTGGGGAATCCTCAACGGCAGAGAGATTTACCTTCAACTTAGATACGGGACATAGAAATTACATTCGTAAAGTCTTTAACACCAATCCGACAAAAATTAACTCTGACATTTCACACGACACAGAAGCATACTTTCTTGGTGAGACATATGAAAACGTTTTTGCGATGGACTATGATGCTAGCGAGATTTCAAGCTCTGGAGCGCCTTCGCTCACCGGCAAGTATGTTGGCGTTATCCTTGGCCTAGAGTCAACAGCAAGTACTGCTGACCGTCACGGCCAAAGAAGAATCGCATTTGAACAACAAAGTAATAATCCACAAACTGGCTGGTATGTTTCCCAACACTTGGCCGATAAAGCAAGCTATGATTTTACTAGTTTGCAGAAGCTATTCAAGTTCCACGGTCTAGACCATGGTGAGTGGGTACAGAACAATATTAAGATTTCAATTACAAATCTCAGATACTCAAAGGATGATTTTGATAAGTATGGCTCTTTTGATGTTTTAGTTCGCGATATCAAAGACACTGATAAAGCACCAGTTGTTTTAGAAAGATTTAGTAACTGTAACTTAAATCCAAACTCGCTTGATTACATTGGTCGTAAAATCGGAACTCAATATGTGACTTTTGATACCAACGAAAGAATCTTAAAAGCTCAGGGCGAGTATATCAATAACTCCAAGTACATTCGTGTTCAGATGAATGTTGATGTTGATTTGGGTTCGACCAATGAAGAATTCTTGCCATTTGGTGTCTATGGGCCTATTAAGTACCACGATTTCACAGTCGATGATGGAACTGCGGAGTCTAGATATTTGATGGCCAAGGGCGGTGGTTCTGCTGGTATTATCACCAGAACTACAGCAGAGGATACACTTGGTGGCACCTTCATTTCCGGTTCTGATCATAAGCTCTTGACTTGCAGGTTCCCAAAAGTCCCGTTACGTTTAAGCGCTTCGCAAGACAGCCCCTCAAGCAACAAGGAAGTATATTTCGGCGCTTGGACTGGCAAAACAAAGACAAACCCAAGATTTAATGAGGATATTAGAGACCTTGTAAGAACGAAAGCAGAGACCTTGGATCAGTTCACTGCTGGCAGCCAATCAGAATATATGTGGCAGTTCAGCTTACATGAGATTTCTTCATCGGGCGATGGCGTGCACACCGCAGGTGTCGCTGCCAATGACATGATTTACGCCACTGGTTCCTACATGCAGGGTCTTTCAATCACTACCAGTTCTTATAAGGCTTTGGTTGACTTGGATCTTTCAAACTTCACCACGGTTTTTGCTGGTGGTTCTGACGGGTTCGATATTACTGAAGCCGAACCTTTCCGCAACTCTAGTGGCGGCGCTATTAATGGTAAGACAGAGAAGACTGGTTATGCATATAACTCGGTCAAAGAAGCGGTGGATATAATCAGAGATACGGAGTTTGCAGAATTTAATGTTGCAACCATCCCGGGCTTACAGAATGAGGGCTTAACCACTCACTTGATTGACACTGTTGAAAAAAGAGCCGACGCACTTGCGATTATTGATCTAAAGGGCGACTTCTTGCCGGCCCATGAAGGTAGCAACGGAAAGACTTACGGCGAGGTTGATGCAACCGTCAGCAATCTTAAAAACAGGGGTTTGAACTCAAGCTATGCTTGCGCTTACTATCCCTACGTACAGATTAGAGACACCATTACGGGACGATTGGTTTACATGCCACCGTCAGTTGCAGCTTTGGGCGCTATGTCCTACACTGATCGAGTACGCGCACCATGGTTCGCACCAGCAGGCTTCAACAGAGGCGGCTTGTCGAGCGGCGTTGCAGGCTTGCCAGTTGTTAATGTAACACAAAAGCTAACTGCGAGAGAGCGCGATAAGCTTTATGAAGCAAATATTAATCCGATTGCCTCATTCCCAAGTGAAGGTATTGTAATCTTTGGTCAAAAGACGCTGCAGGTTACAAGATCGGCCTTAGACAGAATTAATGTTCGTAGATTAATGATCTTCGTTAAGAAGGGAATTTCAACGATATCTGCAGATATTCTCTTTGAGCCGAACGTTCAAGAGACGTGGGATAGATTTGTTAATAGGGCTGGCCCATTCTTAGCGGATGTCAAAGCTCAGTTCGGATTGACTGACTACAAGCTGGTTCTTGACAAAACTACTACCACTGATGATTTAATCGATCAAAACATCTTGTATGCCAAGGTGTTCCTAAAGCCAGCTAGGGCGATCGAGTTTATCGCAGTTGATTTCATCGTCACAAATACTGGCGCGGCTTTTGAAGACTAAACGGAGAAGAATAAACAATGCCTAAACAACCTACAGCAATACCTCAGTGGCAATCGCCAAACATTGAACCAAAGCGTAAATTTAAATTTATACTTACGTTTGGTGATATTCCCGCTTGGGTTGTCAAGACTGCTGGTCGTCCAAACATCACCATTACTGATGGTGCAAGACATCATTTCATGAGTCATGAATTTAAATTTCCGGGTAGAGTTCAATACAACGATATCGAAATTTCTTTGGTAGATCCAATCGATCCAGATGTGGCATCTGTAATGTTTAAGATCATTCAAGATGCTGGTTACGTAATCCCCACGAATTGGAACCAAGATAATCAAGGTTGGAAAGTCAGCATGTCGAAGATGAACTCAATTGCCGCAACGAAGGGCGATATCGCGATTAAAACGATTGATGCCGCTGGTAATGATATTGAAAAGTTCACACTTCACAACGCTTGGGTCAAGGCCGTCAACTATGATGACGTTGGTTACGACAGCGAAGAACTGATGTCTATTTCGGTTACGCTGGCTTATGACTACGCAAACCATGAACTTTTTGGTAATGAGTAATACTTACTAGTATAATGCAGTACTCAGAAAAACTAAGAGTCACAAGAGAAGCACAGCAGGCATTTCGTTTTTTCTTAGCGATTAACGATGTCCCCGTTGCTTATATTGTAAATGTAGTAAGACCATCTTATACAATCGGCACACAACAATATAAGCTTTTAAACCATTATTTTAATCATCCCACAGATATAAAATGGAATCCTATTAGTTTTTCTATTCGTGAAGTGTTCTCAAGGGATGTGGATAATTCAATCGCTGGCCTGCTTGTGAAAAAACTTAGAGAGGCTGCATACGATACGCCAGACGAAATTAATCCAAATAACCTTAAAGATTTGGCAAAATCTGACTTAATAAACTCACTTGGCCGTGTTAGAATACAAATGTTGAATCCAGAAGGTGAAAAGTATGAGGAGTGGACACTCCATGGCGCATTTATTAATGATGTTAAGTTTAGTCAGTTAGACTACGCCCAAGACGCGCTGACGAATGTTGACGTATCATTGACATACGATTGGGCAACTTTAGAATATTTTAGAAAATAATAAGAGGCAAAAATGAGAAAAGATAATCAGGAAAGATTCAGCTTTCCAGATGCTCCGAGTACACAGATGGGATATTCGGTGCCAACAGACTTTGTAGAACTGCCATCAAAGGGAAAATTCTATCCAGAAAGCCATCCATTTTATAACAAAGAAGAGGTGGAAGTTAAGTTTATGACCACCAAAGAAGAAGATATTCTGATGTCACCTTCTTATAATAAAAAAGGAATTGTTTTTGATAGACTGATTGATAGCATTTTAGTTGATAGAGTTAAGGTTGATTCTTTACTTTTGGGCGATAAAAACGCAATCTTGCTTAATGCGAGAAAAAATGCCTACGGTTCAGAATATGAAGTATCTTTAGTATGTAAGCAGTGTTATC